CAGAAAGACGGCACCGGCCTAGTGGCCTTAGTGCTTGAGGACCAAAGCTAATGGCGCACGCAAGGCAGCAAATACGCGAGCAATTAGCCACGACGTTAACCGGGCTTACGACAACAGCGAGCCGCGTTTATGACACGCGCCTTTATGCCTATGACACCTTGCCGTGTTTAACGGTTTACGCCGACAAAGACACGGTGGACGAAGAACGCAGCCAGGCCGGCAAACACTGGCATGACCTGGCGCTAAGAGTTGAGGCCAGGGCAAAGGCTAAGGATTCAGTCGAGGACACAATAGACACCATTTGTGCCGAGATTGAAGCGGCGATTTATGCCGACACGACACTAAACAGCAAGGTCGTGGACGTGTTCATAGCCGATACACAGATTGAGTACAGCGTGGAGCAAGACCAACCCATAGCGTTGGCCACGTTGACGCTGAACGCCACGTACAGGGTCGCACCGAGCGCCCCAACGGTACTGGCAAACTAGAGGTATAGCTATGTTGATGTACAAAAAAAATTGCAAGCCGGTGGACGTTTTGCCGGCCAATGTTTCCACAATGGAAAACCGGGGGTGGGCAGTGACCCCGGCCAAACAACCAGCCACAACTAAAGCCAAAAAACCAACCACTAAAGAGGTGATCGCAAATGGCAGTACATAAAGGCAGTGAGGGCGTTGTGAAAGTCGGGTCCAACACAATAGCCGAGGTTTTAGATTGGTCACTCAATGAGTCGGCCGATACAATCGAAACCACTAATTTAGCAGCAACAGCAAAAACCTATGTGGCCGGCAAACCCGGTGGCAGCGGTTCGGTATCATGCCATTGGGACGAAACCGACACTAGTGGCCAGGGCGCATTAACCGCCGGGGCAACGGTGGTGTTGAACGTGTACCCAGAATCAACGGGAAGCGGGGCTACCTTTGCCAGCTTTTCCGCATTGGTAACGAGTATCGACCGCGCAAGTGGCGGCGGCGAGGGCATTGTTTCCGCGACGTTCAACTTTACCGCGTCTGGTGCAGTTACGTGGTCCACAGTTTGATTGTGAATGCTATTCAAAGCTAACCAAATAGGGCGGTTACATAGCATTTTGCTAAAAGGCGTTTACCCGATGCGCCGAGTAACCGCCATTTTTAAATCGGGAATAAATAATCAATCGGGTGATTTATGAGTGAATTATTAGACGTAGCAAAGGCGCAGTTTAGGGACAGAATGGGGGGCGCATTAAATAGCGTCGAAGTGCCGGAGTGGAACACCAGCATATATTTTAAGCCGTGCATGAGCTTCAAACAGCAAGGTGAGGTGTTAAACCTGGCAAGCCAAGGCAAACAAGCCGAGGCCATTGCTCTGACGTTTATTCTGCGAAGCCTGGACGAGAATGGAAAAGGCTTATTTAAGCGGGTCAACATGACCGAAATTATGAACCAGGTGGACCCGGACGTAATAAGTCGTGTTGTGTCGGCCATGGGGGGCGACGAACTGGACGTTGATGATGCAGTAAAAAACTAAAACAGGACCATGATTTGCGCTTTTTAATGGCGCTGGCCGAGCATTTGCACAAGACGCTTGCCGAAATTATGGACCTGTCAACAGACGAAATTAAATTGTGGGCGGCGCATTTTGAGGTGAAAAATGGCGAAACAAAATAAAGTACAGATCAAGATAACCGCTAAAAATAAAACGAAAGCGGCGTTTGCATCTGTCACCAGTGGTCTAAAAGGTATTGCCGCCGCCGCTTTTTCAATGAAAACCGCCATAGGTGCCGCCGCCGGTATTGCCGGCCTGGGCTATTTGATGAAGCGATCTATGGACCTTACTGACGAATTAGCCAAATCAAGCGAGGCAATTGGTGTATCTGTTGAAGCGCTACAGCGACTACGACACGCGGCCAACCTGGGCGGGATTGAATCTAAAGCATTAGATAAAGCCATTCAAAAACTTGCAATAAACATTGCCGAAGTAGCCACCGGCACCGGCGAAGCCAAGGACGCATTTGAAAAATACAAGATAAGTGCAACTAATGCNGATGGCAGCTTGCGAAGCGTGGCCAGCATAATGGACCAGGTGGCGGGTATCATGCAGGGCGTGACAAATCGGACTGAAGCAAGCAAGCCTGGCCTATGATTTGTTCGGCGCGCGCGGCGCTAAGATGGTCAANATTCTAAAAGATGGCAANCAGGGTCTACATGCTGCAATGCTAGAAGCCGACCAACTTGGCTTGGTTATGTCTCAAACAACCGTCAAGGGCGTTGAAGAAGCAAACGACGCGATTACGCGACTAACATCATTTATAGCCGGCGTATTTAATCGCGTCGTGGCAGAAATGGCACCGCTCATTCAGGGGGTTACTGATTCATTGCGCGATTGGGTGCAAATGAAAGTTGATGGCGCTGGCGGCGCTGGCAAGTTGGCGCGTGACTTGGCAATCTCAATCGTTCAAACTTCAAAAACAATGGTCAGCGCGTTTGCCACCATGACCAACAATTTAATCGGCTTTAACAATGCCCTTGGCGGGTTATCCAATACGTGGGAACGCATTTTTGGCAATGGGCGATCAGTCGAAAATATTGAAAAAAGTATTACTAACACCGTTGAACAGTTGAAAGAGTTAAATAATATTTCCGCAGGGAACCCGGCCCTGGCGGCGTCCCAAGCTGCAAGCCGTAAGGAGCTTGAAGAATCGCTAAAAATTATGCGCGATTTGCTAAAAACAGGCAATGTTTTACAACAGCAAACGCCACTTGAGGCGGTCGATGTCAGCAACACGATGGCCTCATTAGATGCATTAATAGCGGGGTTGGAAGCGGCGCAAACTGCGAGCGAAAATTTATCTAATTCTAACCCCATTGATGATGCCTTATGGGCTGAAAGTTTACAAACGTTAAATGTAGAATTAGCCCGCCTGGATGGAATTGATAAATTAAAAGCGGCTTATCGTATTTTTCAAACCCAACTGGCGTTATATGAGGCCGATGTGAAAGCCGACAACGACGCGTGGGATGCGAAATTGAGAAGCATGTACATGGCTTATGGGAAAATGCGCGCTATGGTGAACGTCAAAACGCCTTAGAAGTAGCCGCCGAAAAAGAAGCCTGGGATGAAAAATTGGAAGTGGCTTACCAGGCATATGCAAGTTTCGTTTGCTCGGTGAAAAACACGCGATTGATACGCGCAACGCATTTGAAAAGGCGGCCGATGGTATAGCTGATGCATACGAAAGTATGCAATCGAGCGTAGAAGATACATTAACTGATTTACTCGTTGCCGGTGGCAGTTGGAAAGACGCCATGATGGACATTGCTAATATCGTTTACCGTGAATTTGTGCGTGTGCAGATAGCGGCGCCATTGGCACAAGCGGGTAACAGTGTTTTAGCTGGAATTTTCGATAATATGTTTGATGGTGGCCCGCCCGTAGGTGGTGCCGGCAGGGCGATTGGTGGGCCGGTTGTTGCCGGTCGTAGTTATGTGGTGGGCGAGCGAGGACCAGAATTATTTACGCCAGGGCAAAGCGGCGGCATTACACCAAACAACCAACTAGGCGGCCAGCCTGTCCAAGTCACTTACAACATACAATCATGGGACAGCCGCGACACCATGGCCACGTTACAAAAAAGTGCGCCGCAAATTGTCGGCATTATTCAAGAAGCGTTTAATAAACGTGGCCAACGAGGGTTTGCATAATGAGCGGAGCTTATCCAACAACCGTGGCCCTGGCTGATATGACCATCACCAGCCTGGAACCCACAAGTCTCAGTAAGCCACAGTTTAAAGCGCCAGGTGCGCACCCGTGGCGGTCAGCGTTGGGCCATCCGGGGAAGCTATGCACCGCTTACCAGGGCACAAGCCGCCGAATTGTTTGCTTTTTCAGTCAAGCAAAAAGGCCAGTTTGAAACCTTTACCATTGTTCCACCGACGGTATCGACGCCCATGGGTGTTGCTACAGGCACGCCGCTTGTCAATGGCGCGCACGTCGCCGGTGATACGACAATTGCCACGGATGGTTGGACAACATCCACAACAGACATTTTAAAAGCTGGTGATTTTTTGAAATTCGCAGGGCATGACAAAGTTTACATGTTGACGGCCGATGCAACCAGCAGCGGGGGCGGTGCCGTGACAGTTTCAATTCACCCGGCACTTATGAGCGCCCTGGCAAACAACGAGGGTATAACGGTTTCAAGCGTGCCGTTCACCGTGGCATTTGCAAGCGATCAGCAAGACGTTAGCGAGGCCGCCAGCGGCACGTTTGGGTTTAGCATTAGCTTGGTGGAGGTGGTCTAAAATGAGAACCACAACGACCGCTGTTACCAGCGCCATTGACGCAACCCAAAATACCCCGGTGCATTTGTTTGAAATCACTTTAGGGGCAACAGTTTACCGCATGACCAATGCGTATATGCCGTTGACTTGGAATAACAACGTGTACAGCCAGGCGGGGCATTTTTTAGGGTTTACGGACATTGAAGAAAGCGCGACGCTGGGGGTGAATAAAATAACAGTCGCTTTAAGTGCNGTNGATCGNACTTATGTTTCATTNTTTTTGGCACAGAATTATTTAGATCAACCGTTAAAAATATACACGGCTTTTTTAGATGGCACCGGCGCACCGATTGATGACCCGGTGTTAGTTTTTGAGGGGCGTATAAATGCCCCGTCGATTACAGAAAACCCCGACGATGGCACCGCGACAATTGCAATAACGGCCTCAAATTCCTGGGTCGATTTTGAGCGCCGCATTGGGCGTTACACGAACCACGAAGCACAGAGTTTACATTTCCCAGGCGACGATGGTTTTGAATTTGCGTCAGAGATTGTCAAAGATGTTGTTTGGGGGCGGCCATGAACGAACAACTGCTGTATAAATTTGTAGAGGACCGCCGCCGCCAGGGCTTTGCGTGGGGGCAAAACGACTGTAACACCCTTTGCCTGGCCTGGCTTGACGAGTTAGCCGGGAGTGCCACGTTAAAAATTGCCAAGGGCAAATACAAAAACGCTTTGGGCGCAGCGAAATATCAAAAGAAAATTGGCGGCCGTTTGAGTGATGTTTTAAAACAAAATGGCGCGGTTGAAATAGCGCCCGCACTTCAACAAGAGGGTGATTTTATCATTGCCAAAAGCGACAAGTGGGATTGCGGGCACATTTGCCTGGGCCGTTATGTATTAAGCGCAGGGCCAGACAGCGGTTGCACAGTTTACAAATTAAAAAAGTTTACAGGTTATACGGTTTGGAGGGTTGAGCCATGCCAGCCATAGTTGGGTATATTGCAGGACAGGCTGCCATAGGTCTGACTTTTGGCATGGGTCTTACAGCCGCGCAGACAGCGATGCTATCCATGGCGTCATCAATCGTTGCGTCAGAAATTACGTCCAACATTCTAGGTCCAGATGAGCCATTATTGGCGGCTAGTGGTGCCCTGGCAAACAAGGCAAGTAATAACGCCCCGGTGCCGGTTAT